GGGTTTGAGTCTCCCGCAGCATCCATATCTTTTTGAAAAGAGAATACGATTTTATGAGGTTCTTTAAAACCAACTTTTACCGACGGATGTTCGCGGGCTGATGCATCTATAAAATAAGCTTGTGGGAATTTTAAATATTGAGAAGTGTCCTGAAGTAAAAAAGTGTTTGCGGCAGACTGTCTAAAAGATGCGGATCTGTGATTTCCATCAAGTCCAATTAATTGAAAATCCATACTCACAGATGGGTTTACAGTACCAGTACCAAAGTAACTTGTTAGCGTAGTTCCCGGATCAACCCCGACGATATAGGATACATAGCTATACATTATAGTTGGACCTCCCGTGCCACTAGTTCCAAATTTAAAAGTGCGTATTCCATTATGATCAAACTTCATCATAGCGGGTAGTTTTTGACTAGAGCTCCCACTTTTACCATTACCCACAGCCCAGTGATCTGTGACTGGGGCCACCCAGCTTACGCTCCAAACATCGACCCCAGGGTTTGAACTGTCGACTTGAACCGTCGCCCTAACCCACTTAATAGATAAGTTGTCTGTACTAGCAGCAGCCTGTAAAGCCGTAGATAGTGTAGTACTAGTACTCGCAATGCTTACTGAGGGTGTTCCAAGTGAACTAGGTGCAGAATTAGAAGCGTTAAAAATAGAAACATTAATAGAACCGGTATCCGTATAGCTAACAGACGTCGGCTCAGTATTCTTTATAGCGCTAGGTAAATAGTCCCAAGGATCATTAGAACGGCCTCCCGAGTTGAATGGGTGATTAGCCCACGATGTAACATCATAACCTCTAGCGTGTTGGGCTCGTAAAACTATATATTTACGAGTTATTCTTTTTAAATCGCCACTTTCTGAGGAACTTTCAGAATTATAGGTGTCCCGAATTTCAACAAAGTCACGAGTTAGATTAGCTTTATCCATTGAACTGGTAGGTTCAATAGCTTGGTTAACTAAATAATGATCAGTAAATTCTTCATCCGCTGTTCCGACAGGGAGAAATAATGGATTATTAGCATCTTCAATCCCTGCCTTACTCGCCCTTGGACCTTGGGCCACATACTTACGAGCTATTCTCTGGAATCCTAACTGACTATCTTGGGTAACCTTGGGTCGACCAAGTAGTCGGATGGTGAGATCCTGAGCCATTACCAACCCCCTCGTTTAGTCAGTCTTAGTGAACCTTTATGCTTTTGAGGTGAGACCAGAGTCCTAAGTCTTTTTCTCGCTTCATCCGACATGCGGGCAATGAATTCTTTATTGTCCCCGTTGTACCTTGGGTCAGCAAGTAGCTTACCCTGTGCAATAGGGTAAAGAATATCCCAAACCAAATCGGCTGGTAGTCGTGGTTCGTCGGTATCAAGGCTTAGGTCGGATGGTACGATATTAGCGTACAGTTCGACCTCATATGCTTTTTCAGGAACGGGGTATAAATAGAATCTATTAACAACTTTTGTATCCGTTCCATGATCACGGTTATCAATGTAGTACCACACCGGCCTACCCTTCTCGGGTTCATTATCTTTGTAATGAGGAAAATTAAGACCGCGGCCGGAAGGAGATCGAAAGTCCCAAGAGAAAAGCGATCGGGCTTTAATCTCAGCCTCCGGCCCAGTCATTGGAGAAAGTGGACCCTCGCCAACGAGTACAGGTATTTTATCAACCGAAGTTATTTGGTGAGTTAAATCTGCACCCGCTTGGTCAGCGGCAAAATTAAGGTTGAACTTCTTCTCGGCCCACATTGGACGCTTTCCATCAATCGGGGTGTAGCATTCACGATATGCCTGATTGACATAAATACCAATGCGATCTTGATCGACTTGAGGGAGGTCTAAAACACCATCAGCTCCGAGCATACTCGAAAGCTGATCCTTAATGGATAAGTATGTAATCGCGGCCATAGAGCCATATTATTCGCTACTAACCGCTTCAGCTACCGGTTGCTTCTTGCCCTTAGGCTTGGCAGTAGGTCTGGATTTTGAACCAGCAGATGCAGCGACCTCTTTTACAAAATGATGATCGGGCTCAGCCTTAGGCTCATCAAGCCAGACAGAAAAATACATGGTTCGGTAAATCCGACCCTGCGTCCTAAAAATATCATCGGCTTCCTTTTGGTCTTTCGGTTCATAAGCAAAATGCCTAATTTCCGGATCCCATAAGAAATTATACCTCATTTGAGACATGCCTTTTAGTCTAATATTGGGTGTCGCACCCATTTGATTACTTTTTCCAATTATTATTATTTTCATGATATAAAAAAGCCTCTCCCCCGCGAGTCGCAGGAGAGAGGCCGAGGGTTTAATGGGAGGGGAAATTCCGAACCATTAGGTTTAAGCTTACGCTTGGGTCAAAGATAGACCGGGAACTTGACGAACAACTTCGACAAGTTGAACTGAAGGAATTCTGCCACGAGTGTCCTTGCGTGCGCCCATTCCGTAAACGGATTGAACACCGACAGCTGACAAGTGAGCTTCGTTACCACTGTTCGCGAAATCGTCGTAATGGAAGATTTGCTCACCGTAGATTTTTCCTTTTGCGTAGTACATCGCGTCTTTACCCATGGCTAATGCATAACCGATTGGGGTTCCGAGTGCGTTCGCTTGAACGAATAATGCACCAGCATTGAAAGCGTCACCGCTTTTAACATTACCGCTTAATTTTCCGGTTTCGTCTTCACGGGTCAATACCAAGCTTTCGGAAGTTGATTGAGAAGAATAGCTGTACAATGCAACAGTTCCATCGGTATCTACACCAAGAATGTAGTGAGTTCCGGAATCGTTAACAAGGTCAACTCCTCCGCCACCAGGGATTCTGATAGACACACCGCGGAAGTTAGCAACATAGTCACCATCAGTTCCACCGATAGGTCCTTGACCGGGGGTGTTAAAGTTGACAGCAGTCACATCCGCGTTAGCTTCAAAAGCATAGTAGGTAGGAAGTAAAGGAGAACCTTGACGTCCACGAGCTGTGTCGATGAGAACATTGTGATTAGCGATGATGTTATTATCCCACTTAGCGTATGAACCGGAGAACAACTTGTTGTCTGCTCCACGCGCGTCAGCTTGGGTAATAGCTTCTAAGTAATCAGGATCTGAACGCAATGGGCGTAAGCAAGCGTCAGGAGCGAAGAACAAGTAACCAGGAATTTCTTGGTTTTCGTCTCCACCAGTGTTCATTGGCTCACCACCGTTAGCGATAAGAGCTTGTTTAGCTTCTTGGATGATGTCGGTGCTTAATCCGTCAACATATTTAAGGTCACCAGCTGTTCCGGTTCCGTATCCACTAATAGTGTTCGAGGTACCTTTAGAAGTACAGATCTGACGAAGAGCGTATTGGATTTGATCCTGCTCGGTACGGCTCATCCATTCGGACATAACTTCAGCTGAAAGCTGGTCAATTGTCTTACCGGTGAATCTCATGAGCTTAAGAACTTGTGTCCAAGAAACTGCATGACGAACGAGGTCAACTTCAATGCTGAATGTTCCGAAATCAAGAGTATCGGTAGCGTTCTTGAGAATTTCTTCCCCACGAACACCTTGTCCTCTGATAGGAGCAACAGTAGTGAATGTTACTTTGTCTGATCCGCCTGCGCTAAGATCGCGTTTTTCTGTGATTGGTTTACCGCTTCCTTCGCCGCCGATGAACTTTGCGAATACGTTTTTTTCACGAGCGTCGCGTGATACGAGCTCGGACCAAAGACGTGAACGCAAGTCAGAATTAGCGTCACCGCCGATAAGATCAGCGTAAGATTTAGTGTTTGATATTAAGTCAACATTGGATCCGGTTAATCCGGCCGCTGTTGCGTTAGCTGCTGGACCCGCGCCAAGCGAGCCAGGTAGGTTTTTTGTAGCCATTTTATTTAATTATTTGAGATTAGGTTTGTTGCTCCTATTACCTCAGTGGCTGTGCTCCTCCAGGATTTCCAAGCAGAGCATAGATATCATCTTTGTTCATATTAGGAAGCTGTTGAAGTAAGCCGTCCGGGGTGATCGGGGCGTTTACAGGTTGTGCCGTAGTTCCTGTCGTCAAGACCTTCGCCTGAGTTCCCATCTGTGGTGCCTGCGGCTGAGGGGCAACGGCCTGAGGCTGTTGCGCAACGGCTGGTGCGGGCGATACT